CCACAATTGATGTAACCGTCTACGACACATGGTAAGGAGTAAGCAATGAAGAAGATTCTTTGCAGAACAACTTCCACAACATTCGAGACAGTAATACCATTGGCGCCATCTTCAGCTGCTGAGATTGATTACGTATGCGGTGGAAATTAGAGAGGCCACTACATTAGCAAATGTTGGCGGTATTCCACGACCGGGAAAATAGCACGGCTATCATGGGCAATACAGTTATCTGTGCTTCTCGGAAATTTGGTTGAAACGATAAATACTAGCGAGCTAGAAAATTAATCAAACGAGAGAAGACATGATGGGGCCTAGATTAGAAGAATTTGTAACACGTGAGCTTCTAGACTTATTAGAAGAGAGGCTAGAGCAGCGAATCGCTGGGCTACAGGGATTGCTAGATGCCCGTCATGAGATGCTTGTTGATTCTAATAAGCAAACTCGAGAAGAACTAATGTCTCTTCGTGACCAGGCGGCGACAGCACTAGAAAAAATTCAGGCGTTGGAGCAAGAGGTTGTGGTGGCGCTGGGTGATACCCGTCATCCGGGATTACTTCATCGGATTGAGAATGCTCTAGACGATTTGATAAAAAGCAGTAATGATCGACTCAAAGTTCTAGAAGAAACAAAAATCGCAAGTGACAAACGATGGGCGAAGATTGCTGGATGGGGTGGCGGACTAACCTGTGCGGCGGTTTTAGTTTATAAATTACTGACGCTACTATTCGTGGCAATGCGAGCGTCAAAATAAAAGGAGAAATAATATGCCTGACGAAACCCAAGCGGCAGATATTACGGCCAACAGTACAGTTACAACGACTACAACGACATCAGCACCAATTAATAATTGGGGACGACCATTCTTCCGTAGTATTTTCTGTGAAACAGACGGCACCGGCTCTACGGCACGAACCGGTTCATTGATGGCGCTATCAGCGGCGCTTGGCTGGGTTACTTATTGCGTCTTTAAGACGCATGGGATACTTCCAGAATTCACATCCTTGACTATGTTTGTAGTTTCAATCATTGCTGTCTTGTACGGACCTGCGAAAGCGGCAGACGTATTAAATAATATCAACAAGAAATAACTATTATGCCTAAGAACAATGCACAGCTCCAGGGCTGTGTATTTTCTTGACTAGAATATCTCAGTTATAGTTTGTAATTTTTCTTGAATAACATCGAAGGAAAAAGTCTGCCACAACCCAGGGTGCAGTCTGAGTTGTCGAATATTGCTACTATCTATCCATGAGTAGCCTATATGCTCGTGATTTAGTTTGGGTAAGAACTCTTCAGATACTACGCAAACAAATGTGTCAAACTGAAATTGATTATCAGGACTTACGAATGTATCGATAGGTATATATTTTTTAATTTCCGGAAGAAAACCAAGTTCTTCTTTTATCTCTCGCCGCAGCGACGAAGCAACCGATTCAGACAGCTCGATAGTTCCTCCGACAAGTCCCCATGTGTTTGCATACCGAGCACCCTTTCGAAGTAGGTATAAGAAACGTTTTGTATCTTGCGCGTAAAAAAGCGCACCACTTGCAGCAGCCATTATAACACCAATTGCCAGTTAGCTGGATTATATTCCCCTTCCCAGCTTTTGACCCATGCACTTCCGTTCCATTTATATTGGTGCCCTGTGGTTATATTGGTTACATATTGAACTTCGGAATTGGCGGAGGCAATGAAATATAATTCCCATGCAGTACCGTTATAAACGATGATGTCATTCGCCATGGCAATTGTTGCAACATTGTTGAATGTCCACCCCTGCGCATAGTCGGCATCTTCTGCTTGACCGATTGGTTCAATCAACAAATAGTATTGGCCAGCGGCCGCCGGCGGCAAGCCATTCCCGGGTGCGACAGTTTGCGGATTGACAAGACCGTCGATAGCATTTAATGTATTCGTCGGAATTGTCGTTGGATCGGGAGTATAAAGCAGGCTTGTTGGATCGAATGGATTGATAGTAATTGTGCCAACAATTGCATTGCTCGTATTATCATAGCTCAGACGTATTTGAGAGATACCTGGGCGGATATTTCCGTAATCACTTATAACATTGGCCCATTGGACCGACGGCCCTTGCACTGTTCCAATATCGATATTACTATTTGCTGTGACTCGCTGGGAAGACTGAAGAAGCTGGATATTGTTGTTCTCAATGAATACATTGTAATTGTTAAACGTCACAACTTGCCGAGTAGCTAATACTAGATCGTCGCCCAACTCCCAATCAGAAGGGTTAGCAAACTCACCATCCTCAGTGTAGATGGACGCGATAACTTTATATATTGCGTTCATAACAGTAACTTTAGCTGGCGCATTAATCCAAATTGGGACCTTGAATGTTAACTTGGCAACATCGATTTGATCGGCAGTGCCGACTGGGATTGACCGGCTAGACCATTGAACATCAGTTAATTCTACATATGATAAAGAAGACCAGTCAAAGTAATTATCACTGCTTTGGATTTCTATTGCGGGGTTAAACAGGCATAAAATCTGCTCGAGAATTTGCAACTTCTGTGTCGTATTGCTCGTCCATATTTCTAAATGAATAGATAAGTCGTACGGCACTGGCATGAGTCTCTGAAGAGTATATGCATTTCCTTGCTGCGGTAGAAACTCTTTAGTAGCTTCGTCAAACCGTCGGGTGCGAACATTCACACGGTCAACATATGTTGGATCTTGAACTCGCTCCCTGTTATATTTCATATCAGAGATATATAGCGCCATAATCGGACAGGATGCCATGGTGTTCTCTGAGTTATTCATTAGTGCGGTTTGTGCTTGGCGAGAAGAATCGGCATATCGAACCGGAACTCGCACATATGTGAAGTCGTTACCTGGATTGGCCTTCCCGTACTGAACCGTAAATTCTGAGAACATTCGAACTAATTGAATTATAAAACGACGAACTTGTTGATCATAGTGAAAATTTTCCGACATTAGTCAATACCGCCTTTGTCTGGTCGCAGCAACGTGCTAAGATTTTGTGAGCTAGATATAACATTGCCAGAGTTATTAACAAACGTATTCGAATCATTAACAAACACATCACGCAATGTATTGCCGGTTCCTGGGGTCAGTGGGCTACGGAGACTCTTAGAAACCGCTTGCCAAGCATTGCCGGACCAACGAAATAAACGACCAGGCATATAATCCACCCTCAGTACATACTGACCAACCGTTGGTGAGTCAGGAAAAGTAGTACCACTAGATACTGCGTAACCATTAGGTGCGGTGCCATTGTCAACCAAATAACCGGTCCATTTCTGCTCCGGGCTGGCTGTCTCTTCTAGCGGCGTAGTGGTATCGTTTCCTTTCCCAAACAATGCCGCCCATAATGGCTCAGTATCATAACCAGATTCTGGAACGTCATTCTGGGCCTGGGTAACGATTGCATCGTTAATAGCAAGATTTGGATCGTATGTGCTCAGAATACTCTGCGTCGAGGCATTTCCATCACCAACAGCAATCGACTGTAGGATCTGTGAATATTCCTGGGAATCGACAAGTGGATTACACTTAACCCTCCACAAATGCGGCCACCATGTCGGGCTATAGCCTTCAGAAGGGCGAGTTCCCTCTTGAACTGTGTAATAGCGTTTTAATGCAACTGGAATTGAATCGTCCAAACTATTGTAGTCTTTGAGGTGCGGCAGTTCAAGCACGTCTCCATTCATTAGTTTACGGCCGAGCTTCTCAACCATGTCAGTTAAATGAAAACTAATTAAAATCGTACCAGCAGCTAGAAAAAGTCCGAATTGGCTCAGGTCGAAATCCGAATCCTGCATGTGATATTGGCAACGAATGTCATATACCGTCGAGTCATATGTCCGGTCTCGATTCTCTAAGAATAACAAGTCTTGAATGTTCTTTTCGCTGGCATTCGTGTATTCTGGTTGAGTTGCATCGGCACTCGGGCCTTGGTTCGGCGGTCCGAGATACTTATGAACGAACGCGGTCGTGCCACCGGTCGTAAATAGCTCTAAGACTCGCTTATCGAAATAGGCATAATCTAATGAATGTTTTCCGTCTTTCCAAAGGCTTAATCTAGGTGACATTTTATTTTCTCGATTTTAAGTATTTAACGACGGCTTCACTTGGGTTTTTGATATACTCAATGGCGTAGCCATTTTTCTTGACTGCGGCCATCTGCACGGCTTCGCTTGGATTTTCGATGTACTTAATGGCGTAGCTATTTTTCTTGACTGCGGCCATCTGCACGGCTTCGCTTGGGTTTTTGATGTACTGGATTGCGTAGCCATTTTGCTGGACTGCGGCCACCTGCATGGCTTCACTTGGGTTTTTGATGAACTTAACGTCGT